TCACTCTCGCAAAGGAGCACGCTTGGGCTTCGCCACTTTGGTGTTCAAAGCGAGCGGCGTTTGCAGTGTGGCGGCTTCTCTTTCGGCATTGGCGGCTTCCTCCCTTTGGATTCGCTTTTCTTGGATGATGCCTCCCAACTTTTTAAAGACTTCAACAATCCCTCTTTGCTTCTGCATCCGAATCAAAACCTCATGCTGTAAGTCCGGGGCTGGCATCCAAGGTTTTCCATCCGATACGCTATGTTCAAACTGCTGTTGTCTGGCGAAGTCTTCCGGGTAACGGCGCTCCAGCATCCATGCAGCGGCCCGCCAGTCCCGTTTTGCCGCATCGCAAATTGAGGAGAGATGCACCTGCATTGCGATGGCTTGAGAGCGCCGGAGTAGCTGGCAAAACTGGCGATATTCTTCTGGGGCGCTTTCGTTCTCTCCCCGCTTCTGCCAGTGGTTGAGCGTATCGTAAGACATGCTCGCGACTGCGGCAGCGTGTTTCAGTGGCATTCCCTGCTCAATTGCTTCCAAAAGCGCGGCTTGCCGTGTGGGGTTCAAAAGCGTTGGCCTGCCGGGCCTTTTGGCTGGCTTTTTATGGATGTAAGCGGGCTTGGGCATGGTGAAGCATTCAGGGGGGTGCCCGGAACTATCAATGCGCAAAAGCCAAACCAAGGCATGATTACAGTAGCACTTTACTTGGCTAGCTCAAGACGTTGAAGGGCAACGAAAGGCCGGAGTTTAAGAGGCTTTTTCGAGGCGCTTCAAAAGGCGGAGAACAGAGGTCTTATGCCACTGCTTCCCTTGCGGCGTGACGATCTTTTGGGCATTGAGGGCATCCGCAATTCCTCGCGTAGAACTGATTCCGTTCGCTTGGAGGCTGGCTATCGTTGCCTTTAAATCCTGTGCTCCTTGCATGGCCTTCTCATGGTTGGCTTTCCCAAGCTTCGCGCCATGCTTGCCGAGAATCACGCCGCGAGCTTTCGCGCTGGCAAGCGCCGCTTTGGTTCGGGAGGAAATGGCGCGAGCTTCTTCTTCCGCGACGGCTGCGAGAATTTGCACCGTGAGGCGGTTGGCTGTTGGGTTGTCCACTGCCAAGAACTCAATCCGCGACTCCATAAGGCCGGAAATGAAGTGAAGATTGCGGGCCAGCCTGTCCAGCTTGGCAATGATGAGCGTGGCTTTCTGCTTTTTGCAAAGAGCGAGGGCGGCGTTTAGCTGCGGGCGGTTCTTGCGCTTGCCGCTCTCCACTTCCACGAATTCACCTATGAGGTTCCACTTGCCGCCATTGAGGTAGGATTCAACGGCTGTCTTCTGTGCTTCCAGTCCAAGACCGCTTTGGCCCTGCTGGACTGTTGAAACTCGATAATAGGCGACAAATTTCCCGTTCATGGACACATATCTACGGGCGTTAATGTGTGTCCACAAGGGGGAAGTATGCCCTAACGGGGCTTTTTGAACACATGTGCGGCGACGGTATTGAGGGAGTCGCAGTATTTTGTTAAGTTTTCCAAATTTGTTTGCGGTGTGCTAAGGAAAACCCAAGAGTGAGAACTGTGATGGATGACGATCCAGAATTTCCTCCCAGATTTTCGCCCACTCGTGAGGCGAGAGAGTCGGGCTGTGCTGGATTGCTTCGGGGATATGCTGTTCAGAGCACATCAGGTGCCCTTGTTCATGCTACGAGTGTTCATAAGGGAGATGGCCCGTTCATTTGTCCGGCGTGTTTGGCTGACGTGATTGTCCGGCACCCGTGGAGAATGCGGCATCACTTCGCTCATCATCCCCGACATTCTCCACTCGATACTTCACGAGAATCCAGACTGCATTTTGAATGCAAAATGGAAATCTTTACGGCTCTGCGGAGAACTTGCCCGCAAGGAGGATGGATTTGTGATTCGCGTCGTTTGAAAGCGAATGCGCCTCGCGGGAGGAAAGCGAGGAAGCCGGATATTGGAGGTAGAATCAACGGGAAACCGGTGGTGATTGAAATCCAAAAATCAGCACTCGGAATTCGTGAGTTGATCGCTCGCACACGCGATTACAACGAGCGCGGCATTTCCATCCTTTGGGTTGTGCCGCTGAAAGAGCCTCTTGGAAAAGACATTTTTCAGCCCCGACTGATTGAGCGATACCTACACGCTATTTATTTCGGGCGTGTCTATTACTGGCTCCACGGTATGGGTGGGGAAGTCCTGCCTGTTCATTTTGGGCCAGCAACTCGGATGGTGCCGTTTAGGACAAATGAAAACGGATATTGGGAAGAGGCTGGTTGGGATGAACGGCCATACAAGGTCATTCGCAAGCCACGAGAATTCGAGACTACCATTCCCATCCTTCGCGCATTCAAACCACGCAAACGGCCTGCATTCCTGTCGTGGGGTGAACATAGGCCAATCCCGCCTGCTTTGCTTTGGATGGATGTCTTGAAGCCGTGGTGGCCTCGAAAGGAACTGCCTCGCTTTCGCCGATTCTACCCGTCAACAGAAGGAGACTTTGGCGAGGAGGATTAATCCAACCATTCACAAATTATGCCCGTTAGCCTCACCGTTATCAAACGCCTCTTTGCAAAGTCAGGCAACAAGTGCGCTTTCCACTGGTGCAAGTCTCCTCTCATCGTGGGGGATTTGGTTCTCGCGGAAATCTGCCATATCAGAGCGAGGCGCAAGGGCGGGCCGCGATATGATCCGACATTGACCGCAGAGGCACGAGACGAATTCAAGAATCTACTGCTGCTCTGTCCAACCCATCACACGGAGGCGGACAAGAACCCTTCCAAGTTTACGGCAGAACTACTCACTGAAATCAAGGACATGCACGAGCGCGGCGGAGGAAGCGAAATTACTTCCGAAATCGCAGAGCAAGCTGCCCGCATTCATGCCAAAAACTCTGCAAAATCGAAGCGCACTGTCAGAAGCTCACCTGTCAAAGGCAACGCCTCCGCTACAGCTTCGCACGGTTCGGTTGCCGTTTCAGTTGCAGGGCACAATCAGGGCAATATCAACATTCGTGTTGATGGCAAAGGCGGGAAGTCAAAAAAGGGACACGCTGCAAACAGCATCGGTGCAGACGCCAATTTGTCCGGTTACATCGAATACTTGTGTGACTTGTATGTGAAATTCATGTCCCCAATCGAGAAGGACGAAAACGCTCTTTGGGCGAGGTTAGGAAAGCATATCAAAGACCGATTTCGCCTTAGAAAACGCAGTCGCAATGACCTTCCCGCAGAAAAATTTGATGCGCTTACGGAGTATCTGATTCACGAGAAACTGGCAAAGACACCAGTTGGGCAAAAACATCTTCGTAACGGGCAACGCCTGTGCAGTTCCTTTGATGAATGGCGAGCTTTAAGGTGATTCGATAGCGGCTTGAACACATGTGCGAGCCTTGGCGGAGGTGAAGGTCACTCACGGACACGGACGGGAGGCAATAGGCTAGTGGGTTGCAGAACGAATTCAGACGGATCAACGCCCATCAGGGCCAAAAGCGGATCACCCGCTATCGAGGAAAGTGCGGCTGCGGCGTCTTTGTAGGCATCTGAGAGAACGTAAAATTTCCGTTTGTGGTCAAATCGGATGATTCCACGCTCCGCAAGCGTCTTGAGGGCATCAGAATAAGGCCCTTTGTTGATGCCGCCGCGATAGCCCTTGTGAAAACAGAGCCAGATAAGCAAGGTTTGAATCCGGTCTATGCGCGTTTGTGCTGAAAGCGTGGGGCGAACAGCGGAAGCGACTTCCACAAGGAGTTCCAAGAGCCTTTTGGGCTTCAATTCCGGCGTTGGAACAGCCCTCAAATGCTCCATGACGTTGTTCATGTGCTTTGCCGCACGCTGCCGGAGTGCTTTGAGCAAGTGCGGAACTTCATTCCATGAGCGCCCGCCTGTTTCCGGCTTCAATCCTGCCTCTTTGAGCAGCGCGGCCCGCTGATTCCAGAGTTCAGAATGCACAATCTCGAATCGAATGCGCTTGTTGGTTTTTGCGTAGAGCTTCAATCGCACGTTTTCGGCTATTGGGATGCTAAAACAGGGCGAGTTCAAGACGCGCCCCGCTTCTTTGACCTCCATTTCGTGCATAGCGGCAGTGCCTTCCACCTTAGAGAGGTGCATTAGCTTCGTTCCAAGCTCCCAAACGGTGGTAATCGGGTTGTCTGCGCGGAACTCCCAGAGTGTTTCCACCCGGCTTAGGCTGTAGCACGCCCTTTTCGATTACAGAGCAGGCGCGGGACAATTCCTTGCCCATTTGGTCTCCGATCAATTCCAAATACTTCGCCAAGTGCTTCTTCGCTGCGAACTTTCGCCATTCGGGCGTGTCGGGCAGCCAGTTGTCTTCTCCATCAAAGGACTGTTCATCATCATGTATGGAGCGTTTATCCTTCCGCTTTTGCAGGCGAGGGCGAAACGACTTGCTCAGATCGTCATACGGGGGCTGATGCCGGATGAATCGTTGGAGATTGAGGGAGAGGCGCAACTTGGCGCTATGAATGCAATCTCCCGTGATGGGCAGGCGTTGGCTATCCAGCCGGAAACGGCAGAAGCCGGAGCAAAGAGGCGGTTCAATGCGGCGTGAATCAGTGGGGTGAACGAGTGCCTGTTTCCGTAGCCAGAACTTCCGGTCTTCTTTCCCAGATAGGCGGCAAAGAAAAGCTCCATGCAGAGGCGGGCTACCCGGAACGGCTGATGATTCCCATGCAAAATCTGCATCGTCTTCGGGCGGGGAACTCAGGTAGCTTTTGAACTCATCAACCACGCCATCACCGGGAGTCAGGCCAAACACTCGCCACTTTCCCAAGTCCAAATCAATCTTGTCTTCCCCGGCGTCATCGGGAAGAAACTGTGTATCGAGAGAAAAGGGCGATGGATTCAAGGCTTGAACAGGGGAACTCCTTCAAAAGTGCCATGTTCTGTGGTTTTTGCGCGTGTGACTTCTCTCTTTAGTAGGCTCGCACATGTGTTCAAAATGGGGATGCTCACTTCACCTTGATCTCGGCCCGAATGATTTTCACCTGCTTGATTTGTGAGGGGGCATTGCTGCCAGCGGGCTGAATTTTGAGGTGAACAGCCGTGCCCGCCGCTCCGCGAACCTGTTTTACCACCTCGCTTAACAGCAAGTCGCGCTCGGTTTTCGGTGCTGTGTCGGAAATTTCAATTCTGCCCCAAACGCTAGGCGGATCATCCGCACTGATAGCCACAATCTTGTCCCCAATTTTGAGTTCACCGCTTCTCTCTGCCGGGCCTCCTGTCACAAGACTTTCGATCTCTACGAAGCCCCCTTTCACTGCCAGCCCAGCACCTATGCCTGTCAGGGAACGCTTAGCGACGTTGCCACCAACGGGCAGTTCATCCTCTGGTTTTGGAATCTCCCCTTTTGGAATGAGCACGATTTTTTCAAGCCATACGGGATTCAACAAAAAAGCCGAAGTCGTGAACGTCCATTTGCCGTCTTTGCGTATGCCGACGTAATCACAATCGCCCTTCTGCTTCATGTCGGGAGAGGGGCCGGATTCCCATTTCAATCCAGCGTCTTCCTCTTTCCACCGTTCGTTCGTTTGCGGCAAGGGCACGGGCGTCTTTGCCGTCTTTGATTTGACCGTCTTGGGGAACCGATGCGCTTGGCAAGCCACCCGAATAACCGCCATTGCATCGCCGTTCAGGGCTTGAGCTGTGGTCAAAGGCAGCATTTCAAATTGCAGTGATGGGGTGTGAAATTCGTGATGCTTATCCTCATTGATGAAATCGGCGAATGTCGGCAAAGTTCGTTCAACCAAAACAAGCATGTCTGCGGTTTGGCTGTGAATCAATTGGCTGAATGCCGCCTCAACCTCGTTTTCAGAACAAGCCGAGGCTGGCGATTCAGCGGCTTCTGTGAAAAGCGAAATCACCTTGTCATAGGGCGGCTCGCTGCTGCTTGTCGCTCCACGTTTGGCCGGGTTGATCTTCCATCCTTGGGCGGTTTTGAGCAGCGCGAAGCCCAAAAAAGCATCTTTGCCAAAGGTGGAAGGCGTCTCCTTCCAATGCTGATACTTCAATTCACCCTGTCCGATAGAATCGGGATTCGTGAGCATTCTGTATGCTCCTGCTGTTAGCACGGCTTCACCTTGCCAAAGGGCTTGCTCTAGTCCGTTTAGCTTGTCGGCAACGCTCAACTCTGCCGCTTCACTCAAGCGCATGTGTAGCTTGGCGTTCCAAAGTTCATACGTCACGTTTGCCCCTTTGCTCTTGAGCCGAATATGGAGCGTTTGCTTGCCTGAGACTCCAAGGGGTAAATCAAGGGTCTTGAGAGTCGCGTCTTGAGCCTCTTTGAAAATGGAATCGTCTGCGGAGAATGCGTGTGACGCCCAAAAGAGGCAGGAGAAAACAAGGGCAATGCGAAAATTTGCGGTGGTCATGGTGGGGGCTGATAAACTTTCCTCCACCACGCTCGAATGAATCCGAACGGGTGGCCGGAGAGTTTAGAAGCCGCGTAAACACGACCGCGACGGCCTTTAGCCGGAGGCTTGGACATAACCGCCGCCTCCCGGCCATTGTTCATGGCAGGAAGCGGCGTGTTTGCGGCACACGCCCGCCGGTTTACGCGAGGTTCTAAAGTCTCGGCTGGCATCTCTGCCAGCACTGCGAAACTACAGAGTCAGCGGAAAACGCGCAACTGTGAAAAGTCACTTTGCCTCAATCCTCGCGGGGCACTGGTTGCGGCTTCGCCTTGCTCTTTCGGGTGTTGCGTGAAGGTGCGACAAATCAAGGCCGGGGTATTCGATCTTGGTGATGTCTTCCGCCAGCGTGCGGAGGTAGCCCGCGCCTCTGCCGTAGTGGTTCATTTGACGACTTGCCGGGCCTTCACCGTCTTCCCAGCCTGCTAGACGTGCCACCGATTCAGCGGGGAGCCTTGCGGCCCGTGTGGCATCTCTGAACTGATGCCTGAAACTGTGCATGGTGGCCCGGCATCCGCTGCCAACGGTCAATTCCACGAAGCGGGCGAACCACTTGGAGAAAGAATCGGAAAAATAGCCCTTATTGCCGGGCTTAAGCTCTGGGAACAGGCGAGGGCATGAACGGTCTGCCATGCGCTCTTGAACTAAATCCATGAAGCCAAGCTGGATCAATTCAGGATGCAAAGGAACGTCGCGCTTGCTCTGCTTTGTTTTGAGCTTCTTTTCGCATTTGCTGCCGTCTTCCCGTTCTTCGCGGATGGCAATGAAGGTGATGCCTTCAACTGTCTTCACATCCTCGCTGTAGAGCTGGCAGGCTTCATTGCAGCGGAAGCCGTGAAACAGGGACAGCAGCGGAACCCAAAAGCGCCCGCCACGTTCCTTCCCTTGGCTGCATTCCGTGTGAAGCGGCGAGCGGAAAAGGCGGTTCAGTTCCTCAATCGTGAACTGTGGGCGGGGCGGGGTATCAGCATTGTCTTCAAATGACCGGCTCAGTCTTTTGCTCTTAACTGGGTTTTCGCTGATCCATTTTTCCCCCATCGCCAGATTGAACAGGGCAGTGATTTGAATGTAGTTGTTGCGCAGCGTTTTCGGACTCAACCGCCGCTGATCTTCGGCCTTGTCTGCTGCCGCTACAGCCTGCGGCAACGTCATTCCTTTGTAGCGCATTGTCGCGTTCGGGGGAATCCTCCGCAGCAAATCAAAGAGTTGCCGGATGTCTTCCGGCTGAATAGTGGAAAGCTGCCGATCACCGCCGAAAACTTCGCGAAGAAGGCGGGCTGTCAGTTGTGAGGCATCGGCGCTTTTTTGGGACAGCTTGAACTCCTGAATGGTCTGCTTCCGCAGTTCTAAAAGATCGTTGATCGTTTTCCCATTCTTCTGCTCAACAATCGCCGGCGAATGAAAATGCACGCCTTTGAACTGATGGTTTCGCTCTCTTGCTACGTCGCCTTTGAGGATGTCTTGAGAGCGTCCCAAATACTCAAGATGCGCGGCGAAGAACAAAGGCCGGAGCGTTTGGAAAGCGGGACTGGTGACAGCGCATTCAATGTTTTCGTCCTTTAGGAATTGCAGCAACTCACGGGTGCCGTCTAGCGGCTGGCCTTTGTATTCCTCTCCCCGCGCCAAATCGTATTCGTCCTCTTGAACATTGGAGCGCATTTCCTCGCGTTCATGCGGTTCAAGGAAGCGGCCTTCATCCTGCATCCATTTTCCGAACTTGTGTTCAAACGTCGCCAGATAGCGGGCTGCCATTTGATAGGCTTCCCGTTCAGAAATGACCGTGAGCAGCCGCTTTTCTGCCTTGGCCTGTGGCGGGTTCAAGACCGCCAGCTTGCGGCGTTCATCCTCAAAGAGGGCCGCAACCCTCGCCCGCTCATAGACGACGTTTCGGCACGCTTCCCGATAGTCGGATGTTCCCAGCGCCTCGCGAATCATCTCCTTTCCAAGGGCGGCTTGGAGGTCGAGAGGCACCTTGAAGTTGGTGTAGTAGCGATTGCGGCGAAGCAGCAAACCCTGTTGGCGGGGCATGTCTTGAAAGGGGGCAGGTGTGACAGTCTGGGGTGACATGTCACTACCTTAACCCTTGATCACCAAGGCCGTCCAAGCATCTAAGGTGCTCGGAAACGGGATGGCGGAGAGAGAGGGATTCGAACCCCCGGAAACTTTCGCTTCAACGGTTTTCAAGACCGAAGCAGACCTAGGAACGGCGAGGGAAGGATGATAGTGGTACAGTTTTGATACAGCTTTTCGGGTTGAATTGAGGGCAAAAGAGTGTAAAATGTGCTCATGCCCAAAGCCCCGGTATCCCTGCACGAATTCACATGGGAAGCCCGTCCAGACTTGAAATGGGAAGTACGTTGGAAGCACCCCCAGCCTGGGAAAGACCGTCTCCGGCGGAGGTTTCCCACCCACAAGGCGGCCAAGGACTTCTTTGATGAGAAGATGCGGGAGGTTCTCAACCGGGGGCGGCGCGGGGCAGGGCTTCCGGAGGAATGGGTGCGAGATGCCACCTGGGCGTGGGAACAGCTGGAACCGGTGGGGGCCGATCTGCGTACCGTGGTGGCCGACTATCTCCGTAGGCACAACCTGACCCAGCGGAGTGTGAACCTCAAGGACGCGGCGGAAAGCTACCTTGAGGCGCGGGAGGGGAATCACTTGGCCCCTCGGTCGCTAGGGGACGTTCGCGCCCGCCTTCGTCGATTCTACGGGGACATGCCGGCGGATTGCCGAGTGAGCGACCTAGAGCGCTCCGACGTCCGGAGCTGGCTGGAAGGCTTGGGGCTGGCGGCGCAGACGCAGCGGAACTTCCAGAGGGTGCTGCACACGTTTTTCGAGTGGGGGAAGGAGCGCGGCTATTGTGAGGAGAACCCCGCCGCGATCCCGCGGGCCAATACCAAGAGGAACAAGACCGCGGCACGGCCGGTGGAGATCTTCACCCCTGCTGAGCTCCGCCTGATTCTGGAGACCTGTCCCCAAGAGCTTCTGGCCTTCCATGTGCTCGGGGCATTCTGCGGGATCCGCACCGCGGAGCTCGAGCGGCTCAAGTGGTCGGACGTGGATTTCGAGCGGGCCCTTGTCAGCGTGTCACCCGAACAATCAAAAACTGCAGCCCGTCGATTTGTACCCCTCCCTGACGCTGCCAAAATGTGGCTGCTCAGGATCGAGGACAGGGGAGGGGCTGTGACCCGCCACGGGCTGGAATCCCACGCCTCAAGACAGTTCCGCATCGCACTTGCAAAGAAGGGGCTTCCCTGGAAACAGAATGGCATGCGCCACAGTTTCGCATCCTATGCCCTGGCCCTGCACGAGGACGCCCCGAAGGTGTCCTTGTGGCTGGGGCAGTCGTCGCCGGGAGTGGTGTTCCGCCATTACCGGGAGCGCGCCACAAAGACGGATGCACAGGCTTATTTCAACACCTCACCGAGACCTTAGGGTTAAGTTATCTCCTGAAGCTTGTTGCGCGCCTCTGGAGACAGTGTGCCATTTGCCCGCATCTCCAGCTTTTTGCAGAACTCCGACACTCTACGAAAGCTTTCTCTCCATTCCCGCGCTTCACGCTGGGTCATCGAATCAATTTCAAGGTTCAATAGGATTGCGTTCTCGAGGCGTACCAGTGCGGTGAAAGGGGAAATCTGCCTCCACTTTCGACGAATCACCCGCCTCTTTTGAGCCTTGGCCTGGCTACTCCTTTCGTTCTCAGTTTGCGCCCATTTCAGAAGGGTGTCAGTGAGTTCCGTGGGGAAAAATCTGGTCACTCGACCAAACTTCTGCGGCGTCACACCCGGCAAGAGTCCCGCTGCCGCCAAGGCAGAAATGCGACGGGGATGGTATCCCGCCATCATGGCGAGCTCATCGCGACTAACCGTTGGCGTTGAACCGTTTTTATGTGCCATGTGCTGCTAGAGATTGACACGGTGTCCCTATGTATGCAAGCACATTATCAGCAGGCAGAAGTACAGGTCACACCTGCATACCTGAGCGTCGATGACGCTATCCGGTTCTCCTCCATCAGCCGGAGCGGTCTATATCAACTGATGCGTGAAGGCAAGGTTCGCTCTCACTGCGTCCAGGTGTCCGGAAGCCTGAAGGGACGTCGCCTCATCAATCGGCAGAGCTTGGTGGCCTACATCGAATCCCACAACGCCTGATTGGCAACCCCAATGAAAGCCAACCCGTGAAAACACGACCTACCGCCACCATGCTGCCGGACGACCTCATCACAGTCGAGGAAGTCGCCAAGATCGCAGTTGTTGAAACTGTGACCGCCTACCGCTGGGCTGCATCCTGGCTGCCTCACTACAAGCTCGGGGCCCGGTGCCTCCGATTCTCCCGCCGCGAGGTCATGCAGGCTATCGCAAACCGCCGCATCGCCGGAGCAGGGGAGAGGGTTCCCTCTGCTGTGTCTGTTGGCTAACCGGTGCACATTTTAGCGGCACACGCCGCAGTAAGGGGAATTTCTGGCCAGACCAGGGCCACCTTTCCTCATGATCGCGACACAAACCCGACGCCTGTGTTTGCGGCGGCTGACGGGAACTTGAGACCATGAACACCTTCACTCTTTAAACAAGAAACCCCGCGGCTTTGCGGGCACGCGAGGCACATAAATCTTGATGGGTGGTACCTCAAGATAAGCGTGTCAATCGTGAACGCAAGCGCTGGGTTGATGAAACCACGCTGATGACCACTCACACAAAGGCCGCGGCCGGAAAGGAGGCTGCGTAGATGGGAGGACAAATGGTAATGTTGTGCCTGGACGTGGACGCGTCATCTACCCAAAAGGGAGTGCTCAACGCGCTCGCGGCCCGGTACAATGAGAGGACCGGCCAATGCAATCCTTCTATCGGTCGCATGCAACTGGATACAGGCTATTCAGATCGCGCAATCTGCAACGCGCTCTCGGAATTGGAGGAAGGCGGGCATCTCAAAATTGTTAGGAACTCTGGCTGCAAGTCTTCATACCTACTTCACCCGCAGGTTCACAAAGGGCGGCATGCTCAACTCCTGACCCCCGAACCTGCTTCGGGGGTGGCGGGCCATCAACCCCCGAACCTGCTTCGGGGGTCAATTCAGGAACCCCCGAAGGAGGTTCGCCTACCCCCGAAGGAGGTTCGGGACAGTAACAGGAAGAACAGGAATAATGAATTGTTGAATTCAGTAATCCTGCCCTTCACCTCTACCGGGTTTGCAAACGCGTGGCAGGAGTGGGAACAACACCTCAAAGAGAAGCGGAAGCCCCTGACGCCTTCTTGTCGAAGCAAGCAACTCAAGAAAGCCCAAGGATGGGGAGAGGCGCGCGCCATCGCTGCGATCAATTTCAGCATTGAGAAGAACTATCAAGGACTCTTCGAGGAGCCTGATTACTCAAGGAATCAACAACATCAAGGAACCAAACCTCCCCCAGGCATTAGCAAACTCAACATCATCTAACATGAGCAACCGCACCATTCCCGCCGACACCCTTCCTTACAGTGAAGATGCAGAGAAGGGCCTCCTTTCCTGCTTCCTGCAGACCCCTGACGAGCTTATTGGCGATGCCATCCGCACGTTACCTCAAGAGGTTTTTCACCAACGCTCTAATCGGCTTTTGTACGGCGTTCTCAGGGATTTTCACACAGCAGGCCGTCCTATTGATCTCGTTTCCCTATCTCATCATCTCCTGGACAGTGGGGATATGGACAAAGTTGGCGGACCTGCCACGCTGGCGGACCTGCTGTCCTTTGTGCCGACCCCGGCGCACTACGAGTACTACAAGGGCATCCTCAAGAGCAAATTCATGCTCCGCAAGATGCAGCAGGCCTGCCACGATGGCCTCGGGAAGATTGCTGCACACGACCCGGCCGCCCCCGTCACTGATACGCTTGCAGAGCTTGAGCAGGCAATCATCCGGATTCGGGAGGAGGGGGAATGCACTGGCGCGGGTAGATCTTGGGCTCAGCTTCTCAGTGATGCCACAGACCGCTACGAGGAGGCTATAAGGAACCCTGGCCAGCTTCCTGGCATGTCTACAGGCTATCCTCACTTGGACGCAGCAACGGGCGGCTTTCGGAAGGGGCATGTATGGACGATTGGCGGCGGCACATCTGACGGGAAGTCGGCGTTTACTCAGAACCTTGTGGTTCACCTCGGGCGTGAGAAGGTGCCAACCTGCATCTATTCGCTTGAAATGACTGACGATGAAAACGCGGATCGCCTCGTTTCCATTTTCTCCGGCATTCCCTGCAGTGACTTGGTTCAAGGGCTCCGCGTTCCGGCGGTGATGAAGAGTTTTGCGGCGGCTTCCAGCGCAATGCGGGGATGGCCTTTGCATGTGCGCGACGTATCCGGCATCAAGCTTTCTGCGCTGCGGGCGGATATGCGATCCCAGGTCCGCCGTCATGGTGTGCGGGTGTTCTTCCTGGATTACCTGCAACTTGTGACTGCCGACCAGCGCGGTCACACACGTGAACGTGAAGTTGCCGAGATGAGTGGTGCCATGAAGGCTGACGCGAAGTTGCTCGGCGTGACTGTGATCAATCTATCGCAGTTGAATGATGAGGGGAAGCTGCGGGAGTCCAGGGCCATCGGCCAAGACTCAGATGTGGTGGCTACATTGCATGTGCCAGAACGCGCAGAAGGAAACGATAAGGTGAGGATGGAGGATAAGAGGTTGATCGAGTTGGTTAAAGTTCGAGGAGGCGCGCGAGGCGTCTGGATCAACTACGACTTCCATGGTCCCACCTTCCGTTTCATTGAGCGGCAAAGGGCATCATAGACGTCACCCTTTACATGAAGACCTCCAACACCCCATCATTGAACCCGACACAGGCACAGGGCGTCCTGGACGGGGTAGGCGCTGTTTAGGGGTACCCCTGGCAGGAAGGCTTCCGCTCGCGTCTAAATCGTGGGGTTTTAGTATCCAGCGTCATTTATGCGCGAATGGGCATATTGGCAAGTTCCCATTCCCTACGGTCCCCCGGCGGTCGTCCCGCCCCACTGCCGTCAGCCGTGAGGGCCCCTGGATGACTGATAACCATTGGGAACTTGCCCACCTGCTTCCCATTCCCAACGTCACTCTTCTTGCCGCCTGCCGTGCTTACTTATGCGTTCGATCAAATCTCGCCTCCGGCGACGCAGCCGAAGGATGTCTTGCAGTGCATCTACGTATTCTTCGGCGGTATCTACCTTGGGGCGGGCGAGAGCGGAGACTCTTCTCCTTGGACCCCTCAGTCCCTTTTGAGGTATTGACTCAATTATGGTTTCCAAGTCATAGTCCCTCAGCTCTTGGAAGTACTCAGGTGGTTCTGGTGTTCGGTCCGCAATGCTCGGCACCTCCTTGCTTCGGATCACAATGCTTCTCTCCACCACCTCGAACTCAGCGACCAGCCGGGCCAACTCGGCGTCCGCGGCCATCGCTTCCGCAAGTTTCGTCATGGCCGCAGCCTGGGTGCTCATCGCCTCTATCTGACGGTCCACTTTCTTGTCCTGCTCCTTCCTTGCTTTGTCTTCCTTGTCATCCTGCGCCTTTCGATCTGCCGTTTCCTGGGAGATCTGCTTCTGCTGGCAATAGAGGCTGTAGGCCACAGCCGCGAAACCCAGTCCACCCACCACAGCGTTGAACGCCCCGAAGCTGTCGCCAAAAGTGCCACGGTCGCTCATCGAGTGGAAGGCGTGCTCGTTCCATTTGGAGAAGGCAAAGGCTGCACCCCAGGCCACGCCAATACCCCCGGTTAAAAGCCAAGCGATCTTTTTTGTCTCCATGCGGCCATGATTCAGAATCCGGTTGGCTCCGCAAGCTGAATTGCACCACAGCCGCGCGTGACACGCAACACCCGTTGACACTGCCCCCATGAGCCCGCTCCCACCCCGGAGTTGAGGGGCCGTCGTGCCCTTTGGCCAAGCGTTGACACCCCGCCCGTGGGGAATGGCCGATCAAATCCAGATCAACGTCGGGGTCAATAGCGCGCAGTTCCAAAGCGGGATTGCAGCAATGGGGCAATCAACGAGCAGGTTCACCAGCGACCTACGAACGAAGCTCACTGGCGCGATTGCCTCCTTTGGCCTGCTGACTGGTGCGGTCACCTTGTTCAAGAAGGCGATTGAGAAGGCCGCCAACATGCAGGTTTTGCTGTCGAGCTTCAAAGTGTTGCTGGGATCTGGTGAGGCAGCAAAGGCGATGATGAAGGACCTTGCCGACCTGGCAGGGAGAACGCCGCTTGGCCTGAATGAGTTGGCTGAGAGCGCGAAAAAGCTGCTGGCGTTTGGCACCGCACCTGGCGAACTGATTCAAACCCTGGAGATGCTGGGCGATGTCGCCGCCGGCACAGGCGCGCCGTTGAATGAAATCGCGGCGATGTATGGAAAAATGCGGGTTCAAGGAACTTTGTATGCAGAGGACCTGAACCAACTGCTCGACCGCGGCGTTCCGATTCTCTCGCTTCTGGCCGATAAGTACCGGGTTAACGAAGCGGCTGTGAAGAAGATGGCCAGTGAGGGCAAGGTCTCGTTTGCCGACCTCGAAGCTGCACTACGCAAGCTCACCGGCGCTGGGGGCGACTGGGGGGGCATGATGGCCGAGCAGGCTAAAACGCTGCCTGGCAAGCTTGCCGCATTGGAAGACGCCTTCGACCGCTTGTTGGTGGCATTCGCCAGTCCGCTGCTGGACTCATTTGGCAAGCAGGCGGACAAGGCATCGGAATCCATGGAGCGTTGGGAGGGCCGGTCCAGTTCGTTTGGTAAAGCGCTCAATTTCGTCATTCAGCTGGTGGACCTGGCCGCGATTGGCATCAACGGAATCGCCATGATTTTGGGCAACACCTTTACGGGTGCGATTGCAGTGGCCGCGCAAGGCGTCGGTGGACTCAGCAAGGCCATGTCCGAGCTGTTCACTGGCAACTTTAGCGATGCGGCCGCCACTGCGAAAAAGACCGCGGAGGATCTGGGCAAGGTGTTCGGGGAGACTCTTCAGCAGAACCTTGCTGAAGCCATGAAGAGCGGCGATGAAGCTCAGAAGGCAATGGCCAGGATGAACGGGCTTGATCCCGCGCCCATCAAAAAGAAGGAAGCCGAGGCGGCTACCAAAGCGGCAGAACCCGCAAAGGCCCAAGCCGAGGTGTCGAAAGAGGAAGCGAAGATCCGCGAGCGCATGGAGCGCCTCCAGAAGAACGAAGCCGACGCCGCGCGAGACCGATTGGAAGGAGAGGCGAAGATCAATGCTCTGATGCAGGAGCGCGCCCGCCTTATGCAAGAGGCTCTCACCGCCCCGGATGACGACAAGCGCATCGATGCCATGGAGGAAGAGCAGAAGATCCGGAGAGAGATCGAGAAGGAGACAGTGAAGCAGCAGGAGGAAGCAAAGCGCAAAGCGGAGGACCAGCGCAAGCAAGACGAGGCCGACATCCTTGCCATTGCTCAGGCCCGCGAAGAGGAGGCCAAGGCGCGCAAGGAGGCGGAGTTCGAGCAAATGACGCCGATCCAGAAGATTGCCGCGCTGCAACAGGAGAAAAACCAACTTGATGCCGACGCCGCAAGACTGGAAGAATCCGACCCGGAGCAGGCTGCGAAGAAGAGAACCGAGGCCATCGCTGTTGGTGGCAAGTTGCGCGAGGAGCAGAAGAAGCTGTCAGATGACGAGACCCGCAAGGCGGATGACATCAAGTCTAAAGCTGACGAGGAAGCCAAGAAGCGCCAGGACGCAATGACCGCACGCCAGCAGGCGGCGGCATCCGTGCCAGTGTCCAGTCTACAGGCAGTGGGCGGCGGCGGGCGTGCTGGCCCGTCGAGCAGCTCTGATCCAGTCCTACGCGAGAACCAGCGTCAGACCCAGTCCCTGCAAGAGTTGGTCGTTCTCGTGAGGCAGCAACTAGGCGTGACATCCGCCCCCCAGGCGGCACCACCGAGCGTGTAATGGCCATCAGCAAAAAGGACATCTCACTATGAAACAACGCAAGTTCCCAATCGACCGCGACCGGCGCGACTACCCAAACGGCTACATCCCGATTTGGTCCCCACTCTGGAAAATGATCACGTTCGCGCCAACCCTGGCTTGGCTGTGGCTGATGGCGACCTTGTTTCCTGACGACTGAACCACCACGCCCATGCAGACGCCCATTGATCTCCTCTCACTCGCTGGCCAGCCCCGCGAAGCTGTCACCGCGGTGTTGCCACTCGATGAAGACGACGGCGCAGCGTGGGGACCGTTTCACGAGTTCGTTGCCTACTTCGGTGAAGACTGTCGGCTGATCGGTGGCCACGTGTTTTTCAACGAACTGCAAACCCCGGACAGTGCCCACGCCATGATTACCAATGAGCTCAACATCCGGCCCGGGGACCAGTGCGCGGTGCAGCTGCATCCGTGTGTTCGCCGCCCTGAGATCATCACCGCAACCTTCCGTTTCACTGTCTGATCATGCACGCTTACCCTCGCCTTGCCGCAAAGCTCTTTCGTTCACCGCTTCTCCTCGACGCCGGTGTGAGGTGGAGTTTTGAAACTGCCTTGCTGGCGCGCATGGGTGCCGCTGTGGCGCAGTCGTCTGCCTTGGAGGGGAAGGCCCCTGACTCCAGGACTGCCGACATCTACGGCACCTTCCAGAATGTGGCCATCATCCGGATTGACGGGGTGATTGACAAACGCCTGGCTGCCTTGGAGGCCGAGTGCTTTGGGGGCGTGGATCTCGAAGTGATCGACGAAGCGTTGCAGCAGGCGGAGCACGACCGCGCTGTCACGCATGTTGTTCTCGACATCCATTCTCCCGGTGGCGGGGTCACTGGCACACCGGAGACTGCTGCCCGCATCGCCCGACTCGCCCAGACCAAGGAGGTTCACGCCTTCGTGAACTGCCAGGCTTGCAGCGCAGCTTACTGGCTCGCCTCACAGGCTGATGTGATCGCCGCCGCGCCATCCTCCTGTATCGGCTCCATCGGCGTGTACATGGCCCTGCTCGATGAGACGCGCGCCCTTGAGATGGAGGGTTACACTGTGAACCTCATCAAGGCCGGGAAACACAAGGCGATGGGTGCCAGCTTCCAGAAGCTCACCGATGAAGAGCGCGCCATCTTCCAAGGCCAGGTTGACTCCATCTATGCCGACTTCAAGAAGGCCGTCACCGCCTCCCGCCGCATCGCAGACTCCACCATGCAGGGCCAGAGCTTCGACGGCAAGACGGCGCTCAAGCTCGGGCTGGTGGATGTGCTCACCTCGGACAGCCTGGAGGAGTATGCAGGCAGGCTTCTGCACTGAGCGTTGACACCGTGAACCTTGTTGAATTGGTCCTATGAAACTCTCAGACATCTTCCATTCGTTCGGTTCTCGTATCGCTGCCCTCAAGAAGCAGGGCAAGGTGGGAGAAGCTCGTGCCCTGATCCTGGAACGTGACAAGTCCGTCACTCAGGCAGAAGCCCCGCCGCCTGTCGCGTCCACTCCTTCAGCTCCAACCCCCGCGCCTGCGGTAACAGCCAAGCCAACGTCTGCGCCCGCCCCCGTGGCCGTGGATCACTCCGCCACTATCGGAGCCCTTCAGCTTCGACTGAGCGCCATGGAGAAGGACATTGCCGCTTTGCGAACGGAGAACGCGACGCTGAAGGCCTCCGTTGTCGCGCCTGCCCCTCAGCCTGCTGCAAAGAAGGCAGTCAAGGACATGACCGACTCCGAGAAGAACGAGCGCCTTGCCGAGCTCGCCCATGGCTTCGATCAGTGCAACACGAAGTTTGGCCGAAAAGCTCTCTGGACCCTGCACAAGGAGGAGATCCGCGCACTCACCGATGGTCCGCGGATAGGCTGGATGGCCGCTTTCACGTGGTGAATTTCCGTCCGGTCCCCGAGTGGGTGCGCCGGCAGTTCCCGAGATGTCCGTTGAACATAGGTCAGGGAACCAGGTGGACGGGAACGTCTGACCTTGGCCGACTCAAGCAAACAGAATGGTCCCAATGAATACCCTCGAAGATGCTCCTCGAACCGCCACGCCCCAGCAAGCCTATGACCGCCTCACCAAAGAGTACACTGCCGCCGTTGGCAGAGTCCAGCGCCTGGAGACTTCCAAGGCGGAGCTGATCCAAAAGCGTACCGACCTCCTGAACTCTGACGGCGAGGCCTCGAAAATCGCCAAGGGGCTTTCCACCACCGACAGCGAAATCGAGCTCCAGGAGCACCGCCTCCGTACTGCCACCTCTGAGCGCGATGGTTTCTGGAAGGCATTGCGTGAGCCCGCCCGCGGCGTCCTGTCCGGTCTGATTGACGAGCTCACCCGGCTCAGTGACATCGAGCAGGACAAGCGCCGCAACGAACTGATGGCCGTTGTGACGGGCTGGGGAGTGGACCCCGAGAGCATGTTGGGCCGCGCCAATGAGATCGCCGGACATCATCCGCTGGTAGTCCGTCCGTGGCGTGAAGCTGAGGGTGCCAAGGCGGTTCGCTCCAGCGGCGATATCAACACAGCCAGCCTCATCCAGCACATCAATTCGTGCTCCGCCACCGTGGCCGACCTCGCCCCGATCATCACCGCAAAGTAACTTCAGCGTCCCTCAAAATGATCACACCTACCCTCCCTGCGTATCGCCAATCACAGAAAGACCATGCAGCCGCATGCCTCAAGGTTCAGGAGCTTAAAGACGAGAAGTCGAAGCTTCTCGAACGTCAAAACCATCTCGCCAACTCGGAAGAAGACGTTTCCGTCATTGCCGCTGAAATGCCCCATGTTGAATGGGGCGTCAAAATCATGGATCGCCGGATTGAAGCCGCCGAGGCTGAAGCGAATCGCATTCTTGATGAGTCGTTCCCGGTGGCCTATCGAACCATCGCCGAACTGACCGGGGCGCTGAAGGCCCAAGCCGATGAGCACGAGCAACGGGTGCGAGACGACATTTCCAAGGCGGTGGCCAAGCACGGCATTCCCTGCGTGATCGGAGCCAGCGATTTCCAGACGTCTCCGGCTGGGAAGCTGGTCCTGCAACTTGCGAAGCTGCACCCCACCGTTATTCAGGCTCGGAGCGCGGCACAGACGGCGGAAGATTCCGACTCAGTTGAGAAGGTAGGCAGGGCCATCGACGCCGCCGAGTCCGAGCTTGCCCGCCTCCAGACGGCTGGCTGACCCATTTCCTGGCGGTTCCCGAGGGACCATTCAGCCGTCAGGGACCCCGTCTGCGCTTTGGCGTGGGCGGGGTTTTTGTTTGCCTATATGGCCACCAAATGCTAGAGCGCCACATGACCAAGACGACTGAAGCCCATGCCGACGACATCACGATGCTCACCAAGGCGCAGCTGGCCAAGCGTTGGCTATGCTCGACGATGAAGGTGCAGCGCATGATGCGAAGCGGGTTGCTGCCTTACATTCAGCTTGGGCGGTCCATCCGCTTTGATCTTGTGGACATCAAGCGTGTTGAGGCTAATGGCCGGGTGAACGTCCCCAGGTAGCGTTTCGATATCCGCAAGGTTGCAGGAAACTTTCAGTGCCCGACAGGCTCTCGCTGGAAAGCAGGTGGGCGAGTTTCTGGCGGCGAGCCCGAAAAATGAGGGTGGGTGTTGACGAATGTGTTACTCTACGCGCATGAAAAACGTCTTCTTCGCTGCTGCAGCTCTTGTACTGTCGCTCACCTCGTTGCGCGCGCAAACCACAGCCGAGCCGGTGACGGTCTCCCCGTCAATCACCCTGACCGGCAAAACTGTTGGCATGAGTCGGGATGTCACAACCACCTGGCAAGCCCCGTGGGGCAGCTTCAACAAAGAGGCTACAAGCCGTCGATGCCTTGCGATCACAATGTCCACCGTTGCCAGGGCTCCCCAAAAGGCCAAGGTTCAGGTTCTCTTTCTTTTCCGCAACCAGGGCTCGAAGGATCTGGAGATTGAATCTACCGACGCGAAAGAGGCGACTGCCGAAAATGGCAAACCTGCTATCCTCACGGTTGATGTCATTACCGAAGACACCTACGACAAGTATATTGCCCTGGGGGCTCAGGCGAAGACGGGGCAGCGGTATGTGGGATGGGCGGCAAGAGCCATTGATGCGAACGGGAACATTGTAGGGACATGTGGCAGCACCACAGCTTACGCCAAGTACGCCTACGAGGCGAGATAGGCGTGAAGGGGCAGGCTCCGAAGTTGATCAGCATGCGATTCCTCGACATGGAATCCAAATCAGACCCTGCCCATATCATCCTCAAGATCCCCCGCCGCGCTCTCCAGCTCTGCGCGGACAAGCTGCCCTCTGGCGTGACGGTCCTTATGGTGCCTCCTGATGCGTTCCCACCGGAGTTCATTCGCCTGCCTGACAATGGAGAGCGCTGCTCGGTCACTGGCATGTCTCGCACCTGGCTTATTGAGCGCATTCGGGACAGCCGCAAGTACGGGACTGCTATCAAGGTGCATCACATCCGTAGCAAGGGCGCTCTCCGCGGAGTGGTGCTCATTGATCGAGCGAGTCTTGTCGCGTGGCTCGCTGAGCACGATGAGCCAGAATGGGTAAACGGCAAGATGCCCTCCCCAGTGCGTCAGTCCAGATCCTGAAACGGTGATTTCATTGGTCCCGTAGAGCGCTACTCTGTTGCACCATGATCTTACCAGCCTTCTTGCGGCGGGTGAGCAGTGAGTCGAACGCCTTGATCGCTCGCCCCTGGTCATCAGCCTTCATGGCGCCCTGCTTCACGAGCCACTCGATAGACTGGCGACGGGAAAAGCCCTTGCCACGAAGCTGGATGAAGACCGGGAGCATGGTGGCCCATTTCTTTCCAACTGATTGGACTTCAGGGGTTGCAGTCTCTGCGACTTTGAGGAGGTCGGCGACGTTCATCACGCGCCCCCTCGCTTCATGCGTGCCGAGTCCGTGAAAAATCTTCACTCCACGAAACTTTTCCGTTGCATATTATTATGCAATGTATAAGCTCATACTCGTGAACCACGGCAACCGTGGGGAACATAAAAAAGGCCTGCCGAGTGGTGGAACACCCGACAGACCCGCATGCAACAATCCTGGATAGAGGATCGTCACAATGAAAGCATATGTCAGAAGAGCTAGTTCGCAAGCTCAAGGCGGCAAGGGAACGCCTGAGCCTCACGCAAAAGCAAATGGCCGAACAACTCGGCACTCCGCTTCCAACGTACATTGCGTGGGAAAACGACCAGCGCACACCCCGCGGGTTCACCCTGAAAGCCCTGCTGGAGACGCTGGAAAGAATGAAGTGAAACCGGGCAAGCTGATCACGATTCGCACCGTGATTGGCCAGGAGGTTCCTGATGTGGATCACCTCCCCGGGGAGATTGTCATCGCAATGAGCCCGGAGCATCTAACGATGTTCAGAGGTCTGGCGAGGAAGGCGGGCAAGAGCTTCGAAGACTACTTCAGGCAGGATATGCTTCGCCTTCCTGCGAAGCCGGTGGGGCCAGACGCCCCAGTGCCCTACGAGATCGTTGCCGCTCCTGCCTTCCCGCCCGCTCCAGCGTCTGAGCAATTCCTGATGGAGGCGGTCGCTGAACTCCACCCCGCGAAGACCCGCAAGAAGGAGGCGGAACGGATACATAAGGCCTGCGCTGCCGCTGGCGTGCCCTTTGCCGCCATCCTCAAGACCGCCGTCAATCGCGTTGTTGGGGAGATCGAGGCCACCGGGTCGCTTGATCTCACTGGCTACCTGCCCCCGGTACTCTTCCCCAAGCTGCACGCCCGCCTGGCCGAGATCAATCGCGTGTTCGAACTCCGCCGGGAAAACGGCTTCACTCAGTGGATCATGGAGGAGATCATGGGTGACCTGCTCAACGGTGAGGATGGCCTACTGTTCGATGCCTACAACTTCGACGACACCCAGAAGGCCCGCCGTGACTACCGGGCCATGGTGGGGCGCTGGCGCAAGGAGGACGGGCTACCACCGCTCAAGCTGCCGCCCTGGCGTGTGAAGCGGGTGGAGAAGACGGAAAGGAGGGCTGCGTGATGACCAACTCCATTTTCCAGGGGAAGCAGTACCGCGCCCTCGAAGACCGTTCCATCGCTGCCGCACATGCCCTGCACCTCAAGGTGCCTGACCTGCTGCGCATTGGCCTCACCCGCCTCCTGTACGAGATCGAGGAGACTGGCACCCTTGCGTTGAGTCTGGATGGCTCTCCGCCCGCTCCCAGCGTCAAGAAGGCCAAGCCGGATATCCTGACCCCGAAGACCCGCCGGCGGATTGAGGCGATTGATTCGACCTTTGATGGCGGTTGGCTCGAAGGACTCCTTCAGGATCTGCTGGAGACGACAATTGCGGAGGACTGGACCGCGGCAACGGTGAAGCCCTTCATGCCGCCCACGGTATTCTACTCGCAGTTCATACGGCTGAAGGGCTTGCGGGAAGCCTGGATCGCTGAAGACAATCCGATGCCCGCCCCGGAGCCGGACCGACTGGAGAAGGGCCTCACCGATGGCAGGGGCAAGCCCGGGCGGAAGAAGCGTCCGCATCCGCTGTTCGGGGACACGCCCCGGAAGGCGGCATAGGCCCGGTGGTTGGCGGTTATCGGGATGCCGATAACCGCCAAAACGTCGGCAGGGCTTTTTTTAATTGGGAGCTTGCTAGGGGGGGCGAAAACCTTGACTTGGCCCTTTAGGGCTTATTTGTGGTAGCGGTTGGCAGATCTGCATCTGACGATTATTTGCTGAGATTTGGCAGGAATTGAGATAACCAAAAGCCCACTTTGGCGCTCCTTCAAATTGATGTCACGGCAACCGCCGTGAAAGGATTCCGTGAAGCTCACATCGATCTCGCCTTCAATCTCTCCAGTCTGATATCTAGTCAGATGCAGGTTGTAAAATTCCGCTGTGTAGGGCTCAGGCGAGCCCCCTTGGTCACAAAGGTCAATGAGCGGCAGCAGGTCCGCCTTTTCCTCAAGAAACTCTTCTATGAACTCCGACAGGTCGTCATCGGTCATACAGGAGATCTGTGTGTCATTGGGAAGCTGAAGCTTCGAGGGTGCATCACTGAAGTCCAT